GTGGATCAGAAGGTTAGTTCTTCAGCACGAAGTGCTAAGGTTAAAACCTTCATGGGTCGTGATAAAGTTTTTACTAAGGCTATCCTTGAGATGAATGATGGGCGCGTACCTCCTGATTTAGAGCCTATGAAGTTAGGTCGTTATGTTGATAAAGAGTCAGGTGAACTCGTGTATCCTATGGAACAAGCTTTAGCACCTTACATTGATAAGGTGTTTGTGCCTGTTGATGGTAGTTTTAAGACTGGTCTTGCAGCAGGTTTGCAGGCCTTTTCAGATGCCACGGTAGGATATTATGCCCCCATATTGACTGCTGAACAGGCCATACTTGGAGTTCCTGCTTTGGGTCTTAAGTCCATAACTCGTTCTACTTCAGTTGGTTACCCTTTGGGAGTGTTTGCCAGGAATAAGAAGTATTTCTTTGGCAGTGATGATATCATGAGGGTTGATAGGCCTGAATCGATCGAACTTATTGGAAGGGTAAATCAGTTGGTTACAATGTTGAAGGAGAAAAAGAGGCCTTTCTTTGTTTGTCGCGATTTCCTTAAGGATGAAGTTAGGAAGGTTGGGAAGAAAGCCAGGCTAATAGCAGGTACCGATTTGACATATTACATTTTATGTAGAATGTATTTTGGTGCCTTTGTTGGTTCGGTTAACAGGTCCCATGCTTACACTGGCATTTGTTTGGGAATGAACCCTTACTCTGAGTGGGGGAACTTGCGGACAATGCTTGAGAGACCCGATCCCACTGGTGTCAACGTTTGGGATGGTGATTTCGCTGGTTTTGATAGCTCACAAATGCCACAATTGTTATGGGATTGCCTAGAGTTCATTAACAATTGGTATTGGTTACGTGCTGAAACTAGTGAAGAGAAGACAGCTGTTTTGGTTGACAATGGTGTCAGGAAAATGTTGTTTTTGGACTTAGTCTATAGCAAACATTTGACAGGATTTCATGGTCCGATGGAGACCATCGTTGAGTGGTGTAAGTCATTGCCTTCGGGCCATTTCTTGACTGCAACTATCAATTCGATGTTGTCATTGGGCCTTGTTGCATCAGGTTATGTTGCTTTGACAGGTAGAACCGATTTCTGGTCTACTAGTGCAGCCATCGTACTTGGTGATGATAATGTTGTTTCAACATCACCTGAGCTTATAGATAGATTTAACCAAGTCACTTTAGCCAATTATCTTTTGAAGACATTTGGCATGGTGTATACGGCTGGAAGGAAGGGAGAG